CACTAATACTACAACAACATATAATACTAGTACATCTACAGTTGTAAGCACGAATACATCCACCGCAACAGTAGTATCAACTAGTAAGAATACTTATGAACCACATAGTACAAGTAAATCAACTACTACAATATTTAATACTAGCACCGCAACTATTACAACGTATAATACATCAACTAATACAACTACTACATTTAACACTAGTACAAGTACCGTGATCAGCACTAATAAATCAACAACAACTACGTATAATACAAGTACATCTACCACTACTACATATAATACCACTAAAAGTACTACCACGACATATAATACATCAACAAGTACTACTACGACTTATAATACTAGTACAACTACAACGTATACAACAACTTGGGCAACTAGTAGAAATACTACTGAAAGTAGAAATACAACTACAACTTATACCACGAGTACGACATACAATACTAGTACTACTACCATTGAAAGCAGAAGTACATCAACAAGTAGAAGTACAACCACTACGTATAACACTAGTACAACAACAACGTATACAACAACGTGGAATACGTCTAGAAATACTACCGAGAGTAGGAGCACAACCACAACCTATACCACAAATACGGTATTTAATACATCAACTATCACTAGTAGAACCACAACGTGGAATACGTCTAGAAGTACATCGACGAGTAAGAGTACTACGACTACATGGACCACTACTTATACTACTACTACCACGTATAACACTAGTACAACTACAATTTATACAACAACTTGGGCTACGTCTAGAAATACTACGGAAAGTAGAAGTACAACAACCACATATACGACTAGTACCACGTATAATACAAGTACAACTACTCAAACAGCTTATGTAACTACATGGGCTACTAGTCGTAATACTACTGAGAGTAGATCAACTACTACAACATATAACACGTCAACTAGCACAGTGGTTAGTACATCTAAAAGTACAACAACTACTTTTAGTACAAGTACAGTTGTGAGTACAAGTAGAAGTACCACTACAACATTCACAACTTCAACAACTTACAATACAAGTAGAAGTACCACTACGACATGGGGAACTAGTACTGTTGTGAGTACGAGTAAAACTACGTCTACAGTGTATAACACTAGTACGTCAACATCATGGGCTACTAGTAGAGCAACAACTACGACATATAATACATCTCAATCTACAACTACGACGTGGTCTACTAGTAAAACTACATCTACAGTGGTTGAGACGACTAAAAATACTACAACCGTTTATATAACATATTGGAATACAACTCGTTCAACTAGTTCAATAACAACGACTACATATGCGACTAGTAGAAGTACATCGACTGTTGTAAGTACTACTAAAACCACATCAACTACGTGGAATACAAGTAAAAATACTACAACCACTACAACGTGGAATACTAGTAAGAGTACAACGACTACGTATAATACGAGTACTAACACAACGACAACTTATAACACTACTAAGGATACAACGACCACTTGGACAACTACATTTAATACCTCTAAACTTACAAGTACAAGTACGATCACTGCTTATAATACAACAACCATAACATATACCAGATATGCAACAGCGTGGTCTACTAGTAAAAGTACTACTACTACGTGGGCTACTAGCAAGAGTACAATAGAAAGTAGAAGCACAACCACAAGTAGAAGCACAACAACCACTTATAACACAAGTACCACTACAATAACAACGTATAATACTTCTACATCTACAGTGGTAAGTACTAGTAAGAGTACAACAACAAATTGGTCTACAAGTAAGTCTACAACAACTGTTTATAATACACTAAGAAGTACCGATACAACATACAATACAACAAAAAGTACTACTACAACTTACAATACTAGTACGACAACGGTTATTAGTACTAATCATAGTACAACAACAACGTGGAGTACTAGTAAAGCTACGACTACTACGTATAATACTACTAAATCAACCACTACGACGTATAATACTACTAAATCAACTACCACAACGTTTAATACCAGTACGACAACTACCACGACATTTAACACTAGTACGACAACAGTTTATAATACAAGTAAAAGTACAACTACAACTTATAACACAAGTACGACTACTACCACCACGTATAATACTAGTACAACTACTACCACTACGTATAATACATCAACTAATACGGTGACAACGTATAATACAAGCACGGCTAAACATACGTCTTGGTATATAGGTACTTCATTTAACACCACTGGATCAGGTCGTAGAGCACATCAACCTGGAGAAATACCTGGGCGATGATTCTTAGCTAATACTAAGTAAAAACGTGTGATTATATATATAGTAATAAATTAAATTAAATCAAATTTTATGGAAATGTTTAACAAGAAAGAGTTGGCCAAAAGGATAGGCCCTCTTAAAAAAAGTAAAAATCTAGACGAATTAGAACAAGTTGAAGGCTATGTTATAAGGAAAGCTAGAGAGGCAGATCTCGAACACAGTTATGATGTTATAGCTGAAGAGATGCCTTATTTTAAGACGTTAGGGTATACTGAGTATGCAACTAATTTTATAATGCAACCTTTAAATTATAAAATTAGGAATGAACAAATGTCTGATGCTTTTGAGCATAATGTTCAAAACCCAGATGATTGGGCATCTTATTTAATAGATACCGTTCAAAGTAAGTCAGCTAATAAATATCAAAATAGAAGAGAACTTATTGAGAAGTATCCAGCAAAAGATAATATAGTTATATTGCCTGGTTCTAACAAAGTTAAAACAAACGTTTGTTTAAATCGGATGAAAGCAATATCTAAAAAGCATGGTGATAACATATACTTTAAACCTCATCCTATCACAACACATCAAATAATTGGTGAATTAAAAGATTTCTTTGGTGAAGAAAACATATTACCTAGAGATGTAGATATGTATTATTATTTACAAAAATCTAAAAAAGTATATACCACGCATATAAGTGAAAGTGCGGTATATGCTAGCGTTTTAGGTAAACAAATAGAACCAATAGATGTTTGGAATGGGATACAAACTGGATCTTTCTATTGTATAAACAATTATTTGTTTGCTAACCAAGAAAATGTAAAGAACTATATTAACAGAACTTTTTCAAGTTATAAATCTGGTATTATAAATCCAGCTATTGATAAAAATTGGAAAGAAAAAGTTGATAAATACTTCGATTACATTACAAAAAAGAGGGATTTATATAAAAATTGGTTTATAGATAGTAGAAAACCTAAAGCAAAGAAGTAAAAAGTGTGAAAATAGCGTGATAATATAAACAGAAAGCTGACGCATGGTGACAATAGATCTTTAATAATAGTGTTATCTATGTAATAGTATATATTATATAATTAAATTAAGTTTAATCAATAAATAAATAAAATGGCAAAACAAAAAATCCACAAAATTACAAACGAGCAATTAGAAGAATTACAACAACATGTGGGTAAAATTAATCAAGCTCAAATGCAATTAGGACAAGCAGTATCAACGAAGTTTGATATCATCGCAATGTTACCTAACCTTAAAAAAGAACTTCATCAGTTTCAAGCTCAACTTGAAAAAGAATACGGTAAGGTTAACGTAAACATAAACGATGGTACTTATCAAGATGTTCTTGAACAAGTTCAATAGGTGAGTTATGAAGTTGATACGAAAAATTAGTATCGGTAGAGATTATAAAAACGAAGCTATGCACTATGCCGTAGGCCAAGAGGTTTATGGCGGGCATATCATCGATAGCATAATTGAAGAAGATGATAAATTTAGTATTTATATTAAAAAAAACAAGGAAATGTTACCTTGGAAAGATTTTAATAAAAATATGGCAGTAGCAATTGAATATAATTTAGAATATTAATGCATGGCTTATATGATTTTATAATTAAACCAAAAGGGTTTAGATATAGTAATGTAAAAAAAATAGGTGATAAAGAACTTATACTAAACACTGATATATTTCAACACAAATATGTTAATAGGCATGCTGAAGTTATAGCAATACCAAGAGTCGGTGAAACTAATATACAAGTTGGTGACACTGTGATTGTTCATCATAATGTTTTTAGACGTTTTAATGACATAAAAGGTAAGGGAAAAGATAGTAAAGCATATTTTAAAGATGACATGTATTTCGTATTCTCTGATCAAATATTTTTATATAAACGTAAAGATAGTTGGGTGGCAAACGATACTTTTTGCTTCGTTAAACCAATAGAATCTAAATCAAATGATATTTTTAAAATTGAAAAAGAAGAACCTTTAATTGGTATTCTTAAGTATCCTGATAAAAATTTAATAAAAGCTGGATTAAAATCTGGTGATTTAGTTGGTTTTAAACCTAATACAGAATATGAATTTGTCATAGACAAAGAGAAGATGTATAGAATTTTTAGTAAATCAATTACAATTAAATATGGATATCAAGGAAACGAAAAAGAATATAATCCTAGCTGGGCACAAAGCAGTTGAGGAACTTATTAAAGTGGCTAAAGAACCTATTGTAGACTCAGATGATGATATATCCGCAGATAGATTAAAGAACGCTGCAGCAACAAAAAAATTAGCCATATTTGATGCTTTCGAAATATTGACTAGAATTCAAAATGAAGAGAATTTATTAAATAACAAACCTTTAAGCCAAAAAGAAGAATCATTTCGTGGATTTGCTGAAAAAAAATCTAAGTAATGGAATTTTTATGCTCACAATGTGGAGCTTGTTGTAGAGCCGCGGGTAAATTGAACGGAGCAAAGTATGGTTTACCAATAAAAGAAGATGGTTCTTGCGCTCATTTAATAGGTAATCTTTGTTCTATATATGAAAAAAGACCTGATATTTGCAACTCTAATAAAATGCCTAATAAAAAACCCTTTCAAAGTAAAAAAGAATATTTTATAGAAAGTACAAAACTGTGTCATCAACTAATAGACGCAGAGGGTTTAGATAGTAGTTACAAGATAGACATTAAAGAGTATAATTAAATTATGTATGAACAAGCTTTATATAAAATAATACAACCTATTAGAATAAACACCGTTAAAAGACTTAATAAGTCTAAAAAATGGGAGTATGGGTATAATAAAGAATATGATTTTATAGTTATTAGTAAAACAGGTAAAATAGGTGAAGTATATGAAATACAAAACTTAAAAATAGCTTTACCAGAATCTAAAAATATACATAAAAGATCTAATAAAAAAGAAGAACAACATTGGGAAGTTTCTGAATTAAATAAAGATCTACAAAGAATTAAAACTATATTTGATTGGAAAGATTATCCTGATGAGTTTAAAAATCAATATATAGATTACATAGAAGAAGAGTTTAGAAGAAGAGAAGAAGGTTTTTGGTATTACAACAAAGGATTACCAACTTATATAACAGGTACACATTACATGTACTTACAATGGTCAAAAATTGACATTGGGAAGCCAGATTTCAGAGAAGCGAACAGATTATTCTTTATATTCTGGGAGGCCTGCAAAGCAGATCAACGATGTTACGGCATTTGTTATTTAAAAAATAGAAGATCTGGATTTTCTTTTATGGCATCAGGGGAACTTATTAACATGGCGACTATATCAAGCGATGCAAGGTTTGGTATATTATCCAAATCAGGTCCAGATGCGAAAAAGATGTTTACAGACAAGGTTGTACCTATATCAGTTAACTATCCTTTCTTTTTCAAACCGATACAAGATGGTATGGATCGTCCAAAAAGCGAATTAGCGTATAGAGTACCAGCTAGTAAATTAACTAGAAGAAAGATCGAAATGGGTAGTGAAGCTATAGACTTACAAGGTTTAGATACTACTATAGATTGGAAAAACACAGGTGATAATAGTTATGATGGTGAAAAATTAAAACTATTAGCACACGATGAGAGTGGTAAGTGGGAGAGACCTAATAATATATTAAATAATTGGAGGGTTACAAAAACTACATTAAGGTTAGGTAGTAGAATTATTGGTAAATGTATGATGGGTTCAACCTCTAATGCATTAGATAAAGGTGGTAGTAATTTTAAAAAACTATTTAAAGATTCAGATGTTACAAAAAGAAATCGCAATGGACAGACTCGCTCGGGATTATATTCTATGTTCATACCTATGGAATGGAACTACGAGGGATTCATTGATTCTTATGGACACCCTGTATTCAATACCCCAAAAACAGAGACAAAAGGACCGTACGGTGATTATATAGATATTGGTATTATAGAACATTGGCAAAATGAAGTTGATGGTCTTAAAAATGATGGGGATGCTTTAAATGAGTTTTATCGCCAATTCCCGCGAACTATAGAGCATGCTTTCAGGGATGAAACACAAAATAGTATATTTAATTTAGCAAAAATATACGAACAGATAGATTATAATGAAGAGATTGGTCAAGGAAACATTAGTAGGGGCAATTTCCAATGGAGAAATGGTATAAAAGATACTAACGTTATGTTTTATCCAGATATAAAAGGTAGATTTAAAGTATCATGGGTACCACCGTTAAATCTTCAAAACAATATAATTTTTAAAAATGGTGGTAAATATCCTGGAAATGAACACATGGGTGCTTTTGGATGTGACAGTTATGATATATCAGGTACCGTAGATGGTAGAGGTTCTAAAGGAGCTTTACACGGACTGACCAGGTTCAGCATGGAAGATGCTCCAGCTAATAGTTTCTTTTTAGAATACTTATCAAGACCACCAACCGCGGAGATGTTCTTTGAAGACGTTCTAATGGCATTAGTATTTTACGGGATGCCTATACTTGCTGAGAATAATAAGCCCCGTCTACTGTACTATTTAAGAAGAAGAGGGTACAGAGGCTTTAGTATGAATAGACCTGATAAAGTGTGGAACAAGTTATCTGTAGCAGAAAAGGAAGTTGGAG